GGAACATTTACTGATTCAGGATTCGCATTAGAGGTTGGAGCAGAAGATAGAGGTAATTCAAAATCTCAAGCTAATGAGATGTTCTCAATAGCAGAAACCTTTATGGATGAGGTATTTACTTTTCTAGATGCAGAGAATCCAGATGACGAAGATGTAAAACCAGAAAATAAGACATCACGAATTAGTAGATTTGGTGGAAAAGAAGACCGATCTTCTAATTAAAAATATTTGCAGATTTGTTAGAAATCTGAAAACGGAGTTCATATCGTCCTTAGTACTGAGGATGGTAGCTCAAATACAAGGTTTTTTAGTCTAATTTTTTACCAACAAATAAAAAAACAGACCAACAGAGCTATGTCACTTTGGTACCAGTTGGCAGCTCGATTGAGATTTGGTGTAATGGGCACGCTACCGAACAAAAGGTAGAAGCGGGTGAGGGTTCGATTCCTTCCATCTCAACTAAAACTAAAATCATTATGGAAATAACTAAGAAACTATTATTGATTGTTTGTTATGTTATATTAAGAATCATATTAAGTCCCTTCTGGATCACTATATGGATCTTGAGAACTATAGAAACAATCATTAGAATTACGAAAGAAACATTAACCTTCTTCATAAAGCAAATTGAAAGCGAGGTTTTTTAACACAAAACCCAAGCGATATGAAGAGAATACCTAAAGAAAAGGAACAAGAAAAAATCGAAAAAATTGAAGATCAAACCAGAATGGTAAAAGCCGCTATGGAAATGGGATTCACTACAAAGAAGGATATATGTAAATCAGCTAACATAGAAATGTGGGAACTGAATGGTCTGTTTAAAGAAGACAAAGATCTTCATGCGATGTTTAATGTAAGGAGAAGATCCTTAGTTGACATGGCAGCAGATAATATGACATCTATTGTAAAAGATCCAGATCATCCAAATAATTTTGCAGCAACTAAATACGTATTGCAAAAATATAAATCAGATCTTGACGAAGTCTTAGAATCTCACGAAGTTAATCCATTGGAAATAGATGTACCATCAGGAAATGGTAGTACAAAACCAGTGATTATAAGATTTGGAAAACCAGACAAGAAATAAACTAAAATACTATGCCAAGGAAAAAAGTTGAACAAAAAGAATTGGTATTCAATCCACTGTTCGAACCTTTATTCTTTGACAATATGGATGACCCTAGATATTACCAAGTTTTTGGTGGTAGGGGTTCAGGAAAATCATTTGCAGTTTCAGTTGCGATGGTTAAATTAACATACTCAAAATATAAGCATAATATTTTATACTTACGACAAGTTATGTCATCTTCAGAAGATTCGACTATAGCTGACGTTAGAACAGCAATTTCATTATTAAATGCTGAGAAAGATTTTTATGAGTATAAAGGTTCAATTTATAACAGATTAACTGGATCACGAATAGCATTCAAAGGAATACGAGCAACAGGTTCTCAGTCAGCAAAACTTAAATCATTAAGTGGTATTACCACATTAGTAATAGAAGAAGCTGAAGAAGTAGAATCATTCGAAGAATTCTCAAAAGTTGATGAATCGATTAGAATAGCAGGAAAACCGTTAAAAGTTATCTTGATTTATAATCCAACATCATCAGTTTCAAGTTGGATTCACAAAGAATGGTTTAACGAGGGACTACCTAAGAACACAAGACATCATGATACTATTTATTTACATTCAACATTTTTAGATAACATAGAAAATCTGAATGCATCTGTAGTTCAGAGATACAGAGATTTAGAGAAATCAAACCCAATTTATTATAGACAAACAATCTTAGCAGAATGGACTCTTGAAGTATCAGGAAGAATATATGCTGGATGGGGAGAGTATGAATCATTCGATAATTTTGGAGATACTTGGTATGGATTAGATTTTGGTTATGGTGGTAGCGATAAAACTTCATGTATTAAAATTACATATTTTGAAGGTGTATATTATGTCGAAGAAATGTTTTCAATCGCTAAACTAAACATACAGCCGATGCTCAGAAAAATGAGACAAGCTGGTATACCATTTAACGCTAGAATTTATGCAGATTCTGCAATGCCATTACTGATTACTGAAGTTAGAAACGGAGGATTCAGAGGTATTAGAAAATGCTATAAAGGAAACGTAGAATCAGGAATTAAAAGAGTACAAGATAAGCATATCATAATGGTAGGAAATCAGGATACTGGTTTGTACTATTCTTATATGACATTCAAAAGAGATGCTAAAGGGAAACTTCCACATGAGCCAGACGAACTAGCGGCTTTAAGATATGGGATCAATAGTAAGAAACCAATTAAGAATCCCAAGAAGAACCAAAAAAGAAGAGCTAGAAGAACTAGAGGAAAATTTCAAAATAACTAATTAATAAAAATCAAATAAAATGGCTGTAACAAATAAAGGAACGAAAGTTAGTATACCAGATGCGCAAATACCTTCTGACTACGTAAAACCAACAGTAGTAGAGGTTGTATCTCCGATGTACCCAAGAACCGTTATATTAAGCGTACTAAAAGCAACAGTAGAGAATGCTGATCCAGCAACTACTTTAGCTGCTATTTTAGCAGACGGAACGATTGGAATAACCAAGCAAATTACAGATATTGTAACTGCTGAATTTATAGGAACAAAGACTGTAGATGTCCATGCTGATCTATTGAGTATCAAAACAAATATTAGTACAAATGATCCAACAGGAGATTATCTTAAGGCTACAGCCCCAAGTTATCTTTGTACAGTTAAATATTACGTGAAAACAGTTTAAAAAATACTGCAAGAGTGACTGATTATTAGCAGTAACTAATCAGATCTAGAGGATAGCTCCGGTGTGGGTACACTCTGTCTCAAATATATATGGAGGCAACACTTTAGATATATATAGTCTGTTACGGGCTTTAAGCGTAACAACGCCACCCTATTTCTATATGGGATAGGCTAGCTAATTCTCATGCGCTGCATTGCCCGTCTAGGAATATGCCCAACATGAAATTAGCTTATAAAAAATAGCGGTAATATACTACTCACTTAGATGAGGGACGGCACGATTTTACCGCTTTTTAAAAAAAATGAAAATAAATTTTTTTATTTGAAAAACTTGTTATATATTTGCATTAACAAACAAAAACCAAATAAAAAAAAATGTCAAACACAATTCAAAATTTCGATAGACTTCAAGAGAAATTAAAAGACTTAAGATTCTGGAATAAAGAAAGAATCCAAAGACTTAATAATAGAATCAAAGAAGGATATAACAATCATGGAATAATCTTTACAGGTGATGCTCGAAGACTTAATGATCAAATTGAGAAGATAAAAAAGGAAACATTAGATTTAGTTAAAAAAAGAAATCTAATGAAAAAAGAAATGAAAATAGCTGGAACTTTTAACCAATAAGAACATCATTTAAACCAAGAGTCATGAAAAGAAGAAGATAATGATAAATAACAACGAGAGTATAAGAGAAAACTATGCTGATAATCGAAGGAAAGGAATCCAAACAAGCAAAATGAAAAGAGTAGTTTGGAAATCCAAAAGTAGATTCATAGTATAAAAATTTAAGTGCTGCCATAGAGATATGGCCGAATTATAGTGTAGATAAGAGCCTAAGCGCGAAACGGAAACACCAGCACTAAAATATAGTTTCCTAAAAGAATGGTCTTTTAGTTCACAGCAGGAGTCGAGAAACTAAACGGTAAGCATCAGCCGTTCCTGTAGATGCTCATCTAGGTATAGCGAAGCCCGGTATCGCGCTGCATTTGGGATGCAGAGATCGTTGGTTCGAATCCAGCTACTTAGACTAAACTAAACAAAATGAATGAAATGTTACTTTTTAGTATGCTTTACGGAGATGCTATATTTTGGAATAATTTTGCAGCAGGAGTTATCATTGCTATAGCTGGAATATTAATATATGATATGGAAACCGATCCTGAAAAATACTATAGTGGATGTGATAGTGGATATTAATTTAAACCTATTAAAAACTAAAGAAAATGGCACAAAAAGAATTACCAAAGTACACATGTTTCAAGGAAGTATGGGCACTAAAGATTAAAAGATTAGAAGTATCTACTGAAACTAGAGGTTGGGAATTACAATTAGTACCTCATGAAGAAGGATATGCACCATTTATATTATCAGAAGAATATGTAAAAAAACACAAGCCACAAGTAGGAGGATATTATGTAGTATATAGTGATGGATATAAATCGTACTCACCAGCATTCGCTTTTGAGAGTGGATATAATAGATCTATAGCAGTATGAACTTTATAACAATATTTTCAGATTCATTAGGTGGAATGCTTGGTTATTCTGGTGTGTATAATCATCTTTGTGTAATGTGTCAATACGAACTACACATGGCTGCTCACGCATATAATTACGAAATAGTATCATTTGCAGAAAATGGAATAGTAGTAAAACTAAAGCAATAAAATGGAAATGACAATCAAACATCTTCCAGATGGTAGAATTTTTGTTACTACAACCAAAAAAAAGGATAAAATTAAAGAACTATTAAACAAAGTAACTAATCTATTAAAAGAAATAGAAGATGAAACTAACTGATCAGAATAAGGCAGACATAATAGGAGTAGCAATAATTCTAATATATTGTTACATATCGTATGCAGTAGTAATGGAAGCCTTAACAGCATATACAATATAACATAGTAGATAAATGGCGATTATCGTCCACTACGCTTGGGACATTGGAAGGCATTCCTATGAGAAGAGTAACGATAAACAATACAGAAGAATAAACTTCTGAAACCAAATAGCCACTGGAAAGACTGGCGTTAGTGAGGGTCAAGTTAAAAGCTTTAAATCTCACAGCTTTCTAAAAAGCCAATGGAATTGTTGGCTTAGTATCGATGCAAATGGCTGAGTTCTAGATAACCATTTATCAATACAAATTCTAGCAGAGACATACAACCTGTAGGGAGAAAACTCTATACGCTATAAGGTACACCATAAGGTGGGGTTGTATGTGGATGCCCAATAAGATATTTAAGACTGTGTTAGTAGTTTAACTGGCAAAACGGTAGATTGTGGTTCTACAGTTCAGGGTTCGAGTCCCGCTAACACCCAAATTAAAACTAAATAAAATGAAAAGAATAGTAGGTCAAATATTAATATACACATACTTTATTATACTAGCAATAGCGTTAGTCTTAATAGGGCAGTATAAATAAGAAATACAATGGATGTATTTAAATTATTAGCAGTAATAGGATTTATTGTAGCAATACCATTACTTATAGCATTCATGTTATTGGGAATACATATTTGGAAAACAATGGAGCAATCAGAACAGATGGCTAAGAGTAGTATGAGTGATCAATCAACTCCAAAAAGATAGTTCCTCAGAGGACACCTAAAATTTATTTACCAAACAATAAAAAGGAGAGTAAAATAAATTTAAACAACACATAAAAAAAAGAATAAAAAAGAGAGACAACAAAACGACTTCATTAAGTTTAACGATTAGTAGTAGTATAGGTACCATAAGAACAAAAAACTGTACCTTCCCGACTTTTAATGTACCCTCTTTTATACCTTTTTTACATAGTATTTCA